CTCGGTGTAGCCGGGCAGGTCGTCGGCGACGAACTGGAGGCCAGGGTGCTCTGCCAGGCTGTCCAGGTCGATCCCCTGCCAGTGGCCGTCACCGTCCGGGCCCAGCGCGAAGCCCAGGCCAGCGTGGGCGGGCGTGAGGGCTGCGACGGCTTCGGAATAGGTGACGAGTCGGGCGACATCCTCGGGGCCGTCCAGCACGCCCTGGCGGCGCTCGCCGTTGGCGTAGACGGGCACCTTGCGCGGCTTCTTGGTGGGGTCGTCGTTCGGCTCATACCGCCAGAGCAGCCACCGGCGGGCGCTCTTCATGGCGGCGGGGAGATCGGGATAGGGGTCGTCGAAGGCGTCGCCTGGCTTGTCCGGCAGGCCGTGGATGCTGGTGGCGACGAGGGCGCCGTGGGTGGTCCGGTCGACGGGCCGGCCGTTGATCGCGTCGGTGTAGGCGCCGGGCGGCAGGCCCTTGGCGGCGAAGTACCGCTTGAAGTCCTCGACGGTCCAACCGCGCGCCTTCGCGCCCGCGACGTCCGCCACGACGGCGGCGATGGTCTGGGCGTCGAGCGCGATCTGATCGGAAGAAGAACTCATCAAGCGCGACGCCCCGGGCGATAAGGTTAACTATGGACGGCAAAGAAGAGGCGGGAGCCGGAGCCCCCGCCATCAGGTCTCAGAACTGGTCGTCAGACGCCGGCACGGCCTGCGCCGTCGTCACCGCCTGGACGACGGGCTGTTGCTTGCCCTCGTTGGCGGCGACGGGCTGCGCCGGCGCAGGGGTGGCGCTCAGGGCCGCGGGGCGGTCCGCCCACGACTTGATTGCGAACACCGGGGCGAAGTTCTCGACGATGATCGGTTGTCCGGCATCGTTTTTGCCCTTGGACTGGGTCTTATCGATCCGGTCGACCACGACCACGGGCAGCTTGCCGGGGTTGGCCGCGACACCCTTCACGTACTCGTTATGCAGAGCGTCGATGGCCCCGATCATGGCGCCAGCAGTCGCCGCCAACTCGCGTACGTCGCCGCCCTCCGGCGTCGCGCTTATCTCCCGCGCGAGCTGCATGTGGACCCGAAACCCCTGCTTGTGCTTAGGGCTGGGCCGGTCCGCCAGAAGAGGGTTGCCGGCGTTGTCCTTCGGCGCCGCGTTAAGGCGCGTGACCCGAATGTCGGGCGCTGCACCCGCCGCGAACAGCAGCCAACCAATCTCGATATTTTCGAGATCCACGATCGCCTTGAAGTCGGAGTCGCGGATCTCGACTTCCTTGGTCTGCCACTCGCCACCCGCATCCTGGGAGCGGTCGACGCGGTAAAAGCGTCCGGCCTTCGCGTTGTACTTGAGGACCGGCGTGCGGTCAGCAAAGTCACCACCACCACCTGCTTGAATACCAATTGCCATCTTGCTTTTCCTTCGTTCACCAATGCCGGGAAGGCGCCCGGCGCGCACAGCCACGCCGCTCAGAAGCTGAAGCGGTCGCGCATGATCTGGCTGATGTCTTCGCTCGCCAGTTCCTCCCGGCGGCGCTCGATGCGCTCCGCCAGCGGCTCCAGCCACGCGCCCGGGTAGTCGTTGGGCCGGGCGTCCATGCGCGCCTCGATCTCGTCGAGCTGCGACGGCATGAAGGCGCCGTCGATCTCGTCGATGAGGTCTTCCCACAGCGTCGTCTTCTTCGCGGCGTGGGAACTGATCGGGGTGAGGGCTTGCTTCAGGAGACCCATCTAGGCGGCCTCCATCGCGGCCAGCACCTTGTGCACGGTGCTGGGAACGCGGCCGAACCAGCGGGCGATCTCCGACTGGCTGTAACCGTGCCTGGACATCGCCGCGTAAGCGGCTTTGCGGGCGCTCGCGATCGGGTGCGCCCGACCGCCGTACCTGATGGCGTCGAAGGGCACCCCTGTTGTTGCTGCGACCTCGAGGCAGATCCGTGCCTGGGTCGGACGCTCAAGAGGCTTGAGGCCGATGCGCCGGCCGATCCGCTCAACCGTAATGGCGGCTTCGGCATTCCCGACCTCGTGGGCCAGGAGGCCCGCCAGGCGGGCGATTTCGGTGCGGAGTTCGGTCGCGTTCATGATGCGACCCCATCAAATTGAGGCCGACTTAACTTCTGCCTAACGTTTTTGTGCATGTCCGCGCGCCGCGCCGACTCTTCCCAGGAGAAGCGCCGCAGGACGCGATCCGCGCGGTACGGATCCATGAGCGCCGCCGGCTGGCCGACAGGGCGCGATCCGCCGCCAGCCCGAAGGCGCGCCAGCTTGCTCGCCACCGCGCCCTGGGTGCAGCCGAGAGCGATGGCGATGTCGCAGTTGCGCTCGCCGCGTTCATGGCGCGCACGCAGATCGTCGACGAGTTCAGGCGTCCATCCGTTCCACCCGGCGCTCATAGGCACACCGCGTGGCTGGGGGCGTCGACGGGGGTGGAGAAGGGGTGCGGCTTCATATCGGCGCCCCAGCCCCGCAGGACCGCCTCGACCTCGCCGAGCGACCGGCAGCAGGCCCAGGTGTCGTGCGGCTTGCAGCGGGCGGCGAACTCGCGCTGTTCGGCGCTGAGCGTGCCCTTGGGCGCCTTCAGCTCGATGTAGCGGGTGACGCCATCGGGGAAGAGAAACTGCAGGTCCGGCCAGCCGCGGCGGACGCCGGCCGCCTTCATCTTGTTGGCGACGGTCGGGCTGACGAAGACGCCGGCGGCGTTGGCCGTCCACTCGATGGAGGGCGGCAGGCACCACATGAGGTACTGACGCACCTGCACCTGCAGCTTGTGCTCGGGCTGGGCGCGCTTCATTCGCCACCGCCCAGCCGCGCGATCTCGCGCGCGATGTACCAAGCCGCCTTACGCAGGTTCTCGACCGGGTCGCCCTTGTCGTCGGCGCGCCAGATGTACTTCACCGCGTTGCCGCGGTTGAAGTTCATGTGCTCCGTGACCTGGATGCACTCGATGCCCGACGGGTGCGAGGTGTAGTGGGTCGGGCGGTTGATGGGGTCGGCGCTGCGGCGGGGGCGGGACATCGCGGCCAGCACGTCTGAAACGCACTGCCGACAATCGCAGTACTTGGGGTGGGCCCTCATGCCGCCGCCCATGTGCAAAGGACGCAGAGCGCGGACACGATGGCCGGTTGCCACCAGTCGGCATTGTGATCGGCTACGAGGTGGAGCGATTGCATCGCCATGCCGCCGGCCCAGAAGGCGAAGACCGCGCTCAACCCACCCTCCCCGGCTGAAGGGCGGTGGCCGCATCGAGCAAGCCTTTGGCGGCGTCGACGTTCTCGATGGCGGCGCGCTGGACGGCGGTGATTTCGACGCTCTCGCGCACCTTGTCGGCGTCCATGTCGTGGACCAGCCGCAGTGCCTTGACGCCCTGCTCCATGGCCACGACCGCGGCGCGGTGGACGCAGGATGCGCCCTCGCCGGTGGAGGCCTCCGCCAGGACGCCCGTCACGACCGGCTGGCCGACGGCGAGTTCCAGCGTCACCACCTGCATGATGGTGGGCATGTCCGTGCAGTTGATGGACTGCAGTTGCGACACGCGCTGGAACGATACGCTCAGGTAGGAGGCGGCGGCTTCAAGCCCTCCCACCTTCTTCACAAGGTGATGGAAGAGGCCTTTGACCTCCGCCGCGGTGACTTCCCTCATAGAACGCCTCCCGAATTTTCAAGGTGATGAAGCGGGGCCGTGCAGCCCATGTTGTCGGTGTGGATCGCGGGGCGGACATCGAAAGGAGGCAGGGCGTCCGCCCACGCCGTCAGCGCCGCATCGGCGGTGCGCACGAAATCGGGAGGGAGGTGGGACAGCGCGGCGTAGAGCGCCTCGTCTGTCGACAAATGGACGACGTGTCGGGATGTGGACGCGGGGCTCATGTCGCGGCGTCCGAGAGTGTGTTTTTGCGCGCCGAACGGCGGTCATCGCGCATCCAGTCCCGGATCCGCTGCGCCTTGCCGACGGTGATCTCACCGCCCGCGCGGAGCCTGGGGATAAGCTTTCCGTCATTCACCGCCTGGAAGCCGAACGTTGTCTCGGCCAAGGGGCGACCTTGTTCAGCTCGCCAATTCAGGTGAGCGTCGATCTCGGTGAGCAGAGCGTGCAACATGGGCTAGAGCATGATGGGCTGTTGCCCATTTGTCTAGTGGGCGATAGCCCATTTTTACGCCATCGCGACGCCGGGCCACACTCGCGCTCGATGTCACTCGAAATAATCAAGCGCCGCGTGCGGCAGGTCCTCGATGCGCGCGGCGTAAATATGAAGCGCGCCTCATTGGAGGCCGAATTGGGCGAGACTTTCGTACGGGATCTTCTGGAGCGAGACCGTGACCCTTCAGCCTCCAAGCTAAGGCAACTCGCGCAGTCGCTCGGCGTGACGCTAGCGTGGCTGGTCGGCGATGCCGACGACCCCGGCGAGCCGGGCGCTTACGGCGACCTCATCACCATCCCAGAGTTGGATGTTCGCCTATCGGCTGGCCCAGGCTCCTTCATCGAGCACGAGAACCAGGTGGGCATCTGGCAGATGTCCCGGCGCTATCTGACCGATGAACTACGGGTTAATCCGGTCAATCTTGCTGTCGTGGAGGTGACCGGCGACAGCATGGTTCCGACGCTGCATTCCGGCGACCGAGTGATCATCGATCACAGCGACCAGAATATCGGACGGCCGGGCGTCTACGCGATCTGGGATAGCAACGCAACTGTCGTCAAACGACTTGAGGTCGTCCCATATTCCGATCCGCCTATGATCGTTTTAATCTCCGATAATAAGAACCACAACCAATACACCGTGCCGGCCGATCAGGTGCAGATAATCGGGAGGGTCGTATGGTACGCAAGGCGCTTATAGCTGGAATATCTGGAATTCTTCTAGCGACGCCCGCCGCCGGCGATGTCGCATGGATGTCCAGCATCACAGATAATGGCTGGACGCGCATGGGCGGCAACGAGCAGATGCAGATCCTCTATCGCAAGGCGGTAGGCGCACCCGGATCAGCGTTTAAGCGAATTTGGATAAGGTATGAGATGGAGGAGCCCGAGCCCCCCGCCAGTCGGCTTTCTTCGGCCGGTTTGTACGAAGTCGACTGTGTTGAGATGCGCTACCGAACCCTGTCGTGGACAGATTACACTCAGCGCAATTTGAGCGGACAAACCCTCCCTGACAGGGGATCGCCGGTTTGGCAATTCCCCATTCCCGCCACGATGGCCGATGCTGCGACTCGGATGGCATGCGGGATGGCGCCCCCGACGAAGTAGCAAGATGGGCAATCGCCCATTATAGCTATTGACGAATGGGCACTTGCCCATCATTATCCCCATCAACCCGGCGCACCCCGCGCCGCACGATGGGGAGCAAGACGATGCCCGACGGCACGCACACCATCCCGACGCCCCGCCTGTCCTACCGCATGTCGGAGCGCGAACAGCGGCTCAGCGACCTTGTGACGGCGGGCGACCGGTTCATCCGCGAGGCCGGCTGCGGCTTCGTCTCCGCCCTGACGACGAAGAACCACCTGGAGGACGCCGGCCGCGAGCTGGCCGCCTGGGTGAAGAAGCACTCGGCGCAGGTGGCGGGCACTGCCGCCGGCTCCAGCGGCCTCACGGTCGCCCTCACCTACCTGCCGGCGCAACTGCGCGACACGGCGATGGACGGCCTCACCGAGGACGCCGCTGACGTTTTCCAGGCCGCGTTCGATCTCGCGATGGTGTCGCGATGAGCCGCCCAAAGGATGAGAACGGCAAGCCGCTCCCCGCCGCGCATGTTCGCTTGCCGAACATCGCCACCATCGAGGAGCGCGCCATCTTCAAGCTCAGCGAGGATGCGCGGCTCGCGCGCCTGACGCTGGCCCGCAAGCTGACCCTGGTCCGCGCCTGCGTCGATCATCTGGTCGACGGGGGCAAGATCCCCGGCTGGGTTTCGGCGCCGGACAAGGACTGGCCCGGCAATCGCGTCCTCATGGAGGCGTGGCGAACCGCAGAGCGTGAGATCCGCGCGGAAATGGCGGTGGCGGCATGAGCGCCCTCACCCGCCCCCGCCTGCGCGTCGATCCATTCCTCGCGGCCGATCCGCAGTACCGCCAGGCCGAGCGCACGTGCGACCGCCGCGGCGAGGCTTTCGAGCTGCGCCGCGAGCAGACCGCCGCCATCCGCATGATCCGTTCTGCCCTGATCGGCGGTTTCGTCGGATGGGCGCTCGTCATCGCTTTCATCCTCCTGGTGACGCCATGAGCACGCCCCCTCCCCCCGTACAGGGGCATACACCTGGGCTCAAACTCACGGACGGCAGCGACGAGCTGGGCCGTTACATCCGGCTCTGGGAACCAAAGCCGAAGATCCGCGGCGTCGCCGAAGCGCTGGTTTGCGAGTTCGATCACGGCGGAGGCGCCCATTGCCTGACGGCCGAGGAAGCCCTGGCCTACGCGCACCTCTTTCGCGCCGCCCCTGACCTCCTGGCGGCGCTGAAGAAACTCCAACTCCAGGCCCTGCAAAGCCCCGATCTTCTGTCCACCGAATGGGGACAGGAGGCGCTTGAACTAACCCGCACCGCAATCACTCGCGCTGAAGGCGGTGAAGCGTGACCGCCCCCGACGCGAAGCCCGTGGGCGTGGGGGAGGTGAACTATCGCGGCTGGCACATCGCCTACGATCCGCCGCCGATCCCAACCCGCAACTGCGACTGGCACTTCTGGCACGACGACTACGACGGCGCGCCGGACGCGAACGATAGTCGGTACGGGTACGCGCCGAGCCTGGAGGCCGCGAAGACTGAGATTGACGAACGTGAGGACGACCAATGACGGGCAAGGAATGGCTCGCGTGGTTCGTCATGCAGCCGCAGGAGCGCTGTCCCCGCTGTGGATGGTGGAACGAGGTCGGCGCTCTCGCCGGTTGGCAGTCCAACTGCTGGCACGCCTCCCGCCTCGCCTCTAACCCGACTTCCCCCTCAACCCTAGAGACGGGAGAGGGGTGAATGAGGTCAGCCGGGCTTCTTCTCGCGCCGTGCCAACTCCGCTTCCACGGCCTCGCGGATGAACTGGGCGCGGCGCTTCTGACCGACCAGAGCATCAATGCGCGCCATCGCCTCTGCGGGCAGGCGGACGTGCGTTCCTACGTTTCCAAGAGCGGGGCGTCCCATCCGAGGCGGATTACCCGGTACCGTTTTTTGAGTCAAAGGATGCATTATTCGGTACCGTTTATGTTGACGGGGTCGGGCATCTCTAGGTATATAAACGGTACCGCTTACGGAGACAAGCCAATGACTGAAGCCGCCCCCACCGCCAAAATCTGCATCGTCGGCTACGAGCGTGAATGCGAGTGCGATCACTGCGGTCGCGCCCTTCAGCACGGCGTCCGCACGGACCGTTTCGGCACTATCGGCGCTGACTGCTTCAACCGCCTGATTGCCGCGAACCGGAAGAACTTCAGCGGCAACGGAAAGCCGGGCGCGGCTTGGGTTCGCACCTTGGCCAAACTCCGCGAGCGCGACAGCGACGAAAGCCTTCGTCGTCTGGGCTACGGCCCTTGGCACTTCCAATTCGAGCTGGCGTGAGGCGGGGATGACCCAGATATCGCCTCGCTATGCTCTCGACACCCTGAAGGTGGAGCCGGGCAACCGGCTCCACCGCCTGATGTCGATCCTGTTCGACACCTACTACGACGATCTGACTGACGACCGTATCCGGCAGCTTGAACGGCTCGCCCTCTCTTGGAGGTGGATGAACGCTGACGGTGAGCGCGTCGATGAATAGCCCCCTCCCCCACCTAATAGGCCTCTGCGAGGATGCGCGGGAGGGGTCGCGGGAGTTGGACGCGGCCATTATGTGGTCCCTGCTACCTGCTGAGCACCAGAAGGTGTTCGATGGCGTTCGCCACTTTCCAATGCTGTGGATTGTGGGACGTGGCCGGACCTACGCGCCCGTCGCCGACTGTTTAGACGATACAGGTCGCATTCCCCGGATCACGACCAGCCTAGACGCCGCCCTCGCCCTGGTGAGCGAGAAGCTGCCGGATGCCCGCGTCGAGCTTGTCATAGGCGCCGGATACGCCAGCGCCGCCATCGCCACTGGCTGGGCGGTGCGCGAGCGCCGTCTCGCTACATCATCTGAACGAACAGACAGCGAGGCGGCTCTGGCCGTCTGCGCCGCCCTCCTCCGCGCCCTGGAGCCGCACCCCCATGACTGAGCACCCCTACGCAGTTCCCGCCGAAGTGGCGGCCGAAGTTATCCGCGCCGCCGACGAAGGGCGGGCAATTCAAGGCTCGTGGCGTAAGCCGTCGCCGAACGGTCGCGGGCCTGAGCTTGTCTGCGCCCTCGCGGCGTTCGGACCGGGCATCAACAGCGCCTCCGACTGTCCGGCCGAGTACATGCCGACATGGCTGGCCGAGCTTATTCGGACGCTCGATGACGGCATTTCAGCCGAAGATGTGCCGTGGTTCTTCCGCGGCTTAGCAGATCGGGCGCGCCGCTGGTCTGTCATGGATGCTGCCGCTTGGGATCGAGTGAGCCAGGATTTCCGCATCGCTTGCATCGAGCAGGCATTGGAGGCTGCAGCAGCCGTCCAGCCGTCGCCCAAGCCCGCCTATTGGGACAATGTGCATGATGCCTGCGGGATGATGGTCGCCGCGCTGAAAACGGGTGACGGGGCCGCCGCCAGGGCCGCCGCCAGGGCCGCCGCCTGGGCCGCCTGGTCCGCCGGGGCCGCCGGGGCCGCCGCCGCCGCCAGGGCCGGGGCCGCCGCCAGGGCCGCCGCCAGGGCCGCCTGGGCCGCCTGGGCCGCCTGGGCCGTCGCCGGGGCCGGGGCCGCCGGGGCCGCCGCCTACAAGCGCCTCGCCGAAACCCTGTTCACCCTTCTGGATCGTGAGATCGGCCAATGACTGACCAACACCCGAGCGTCGCCCTCACGCCGGAGGTGATCGAGGCGCACATCAGCCGCCTATATGAGGTGGTGAAAGACTTCGAAGCCATCGGCAACTTGGACGCCGATTTGCAACCAAACGACGTCTTCAGCAGAGGTGTGACGGCACAAGAAGACGCCAAAGCGCTCCGCGCCCTCCTCGCCACCGTCTCGCGCGGCCCAGCCCCAGCGGCGGGAGAGGGGACATTCCAAGCGCGTGTTCAGCCATGGATGATGGCGACGTTCGGCCCCGAAATTTCGACCGACAAGCTGGAGCGAAACGACCGCTTCATCGAAGAGGCCTTGGAACTGGTCCAGGCCAGCGACTACCCGAAGGCGCGAGCGCACGAACTGGTCGAATACGTCTACGGCCGGGATCAGGGGGAGATCAATCAGGAGGTCGGCGGCGTCATGGTCACGCTCGCGGCCCACTGTCTCGCGCATGGCGTCGATATGCACGCGGCGGGAGAAACCGAACTCGCCCGCATCTGGACGAAGGTTGACCAGATCAGGGCGAAGCAGGCCGCCAAGCCTACGGGTTCAGCGCTTCCCATCGCCACCCCCTCGCCCGCCCACGCGCCGGGGACGGAGGGGTTGGGCGAGCGGCTTGCTCCGATGATCATCGAGTATGTCCAGGGCGGGATCTCGTCGAACCAAGATTGGCGAACTGGCCTCGCCGAGATCATTCAGGCGCGCGTCCAGCGCCTCTCCACCGGCCGCCCCGACCGCGGGGAGGCGCCGGAGGAGGCGACCGGCGCGGCGGCCATCATCCGAAATGGGCTGATCGTGATTTCAGTGGCAATCGACGCGCTACCCCTGATCGTGTCTGGCTCGATAGCGGACCGCAACATTTCTGGCGGCTACATCGTGACGGATGCGGAGGCCTTCGCCAAGGACGTGGTCGCCGCCATAAATGACGAAAACGAGCGCGGTGAAACCGAGGTCCACCGGATGTTTGACCGCGCTTTCGACGCTGCGGTCAACCAAGGCGCTGAAGGCGTCCAAGAATGCAGCGAGGAGGAGTTCGAGGCAGAGGCTTATCGGCTTCAACATGCCGCCGCCCGCGCCCTCGCCACCCTGTCCGCAGCCCAGAAGGGGGAAGGGTAGATGGGGGAAGCGCCAGCGAAAAGAACCAAAGGCGTCTATGTCGGCGCACCTGCCTGCTTCCATCTTGAACTGGCCTGTCAGGAGCTGAACGACGCCTTCGACGGGTTCGGCTGCTATCTCGTCGGCTCGGCTCTGGAGAGGCCGGATTGGCGCGACGTCGACGTGCGCCTGATCATGAGCGACGCAAAATTTGAGGCCGAGTTTCCCGGCGCTGGCCCTGTCGCTCATGTCGGTTGGGAGTTCGATGCCAAATGGCTCGTGCTCACCACATCCATCTCGGACTGGCTGTCGAAGCGCACGGGCTTGCCGGTTGATTTCCAGTTCCAACCGCAAAGCCACGCAAACGCTCGTCACAAGGGGCCGCGCAACGCCCTCGGGATGCGAAACCCCTCACCCGGAGCCCCACATGACCCTGCGTGACCCCGAGGCGCGGGCCGGGCTGACGAAGGCGCAGCGGGACGGCGCAGGCCGGTTGAAGCTTGCAGCGCAGCCGCTCGTCTTAGTCGGCGCATATGATCTTCATGCGTACTGTCGGTACAAAAACCCTGACCACGGCTGGGACGAATTCCCTTGGGAATCGGATCAATGCGAGACGCTAGGCCAAGCGCTCGCCCAACTGCGCCGGAGTGGTTGGGTCATCCATCGCGACGGCACGGGCTCGTGCCCCAAATGCGTCCGCGCGCTCGGCCTGAAGGCAGCCGGCCGGGAGGCCCTGACCAATGGCCGATGATCCGATCAGGGCCGGTACTCAGCGCCCCTACATTGTCGGCGCGCTCGTTCAGCGCACTACCCACGCTAGGACCACGACGGGCTATCGGGCGTCCTTGGTTTTCGCCACCTCAGAGGCGGAGGCGGTCGGGCTGTGGACTGCGCAAGTCAGGACGGACAACGCTGGCTTCGACGTGTTCGAGGCGGGCGCTGTTCTTCTGAGCGACGAAAAGTGCGCGCTGATTGCCGCCCTCTCCGCAGATCGGGCCGCGCCGGGCGGGTCGGGTGAAGAACGGCCGCGCCTACGCCCCCGCCACGTCCTGCGCAGCATCATCGCGGTCAACGGCCTGGAATGGCCGGAGCTGGTCGAGCCGGCGAAGCGAGAGCTTGCCGCCTGGGACGCGCTTGAGGGCGTTTCCCCTCCCCCGGTCGAGCCGGCCGCCGCCCCGGTGGGTGGGGTGGGGGAGTTGCTCGACGCGTATATCGCCGCGCGCGACCTAGCGAACCGCACCAACAAGGACTCGGACGACACCGCGGCGGCCGAAGCTCGCCAGCGCATCCTCGCCGCCCTCCGCGCCTCCCAGGCTCCGGATGCGGGGTGGAGGCCTACGATCACCGTCGTCGAAAATCGCTCCGACCCATCGTGGCGGGTGGAGATCGACGGCTTCGTTCTGACGGAGGATTTCGAGAGCGGCGCCTCCGCCCTGCGCTGGGCAAAGGCCCTTGAGGAGCACATCGCCGCCCCGCCGTCTCCGCAAGCTGGAGAAGGGTAGATGATGGTGGACCCACAATTGGCGACAGCCGCCCTGGGGCTCTATGTCATCGGCGCCCTCGCGATCCTCCCCTTCGCTTGGGGATGGGAAGATGGATGGCGCGACGGCGAGGGTTCAGGCCCTCGCTTTGACCTAGGCGCTCTGATCGCAGCGCTTATCTGGCCGCTTCTTCCAATTTCGGCGCTCGCCGTCCTCGCCCTTCTCCCGCTGATCTTCATCACCGAAATGGCGCCCCGCCGGATTGCGACGTGGTGGAACTCGGACTGGAGCCGCCCATGAACGCGCAAACCCCGGCGGTGGAGCCGGATATGGTGGAGGCGGTATGTACCGACCTTGCAGCGCTTGAGGCTGACCCGAAGCATGGGGGCGACAACTACTGGACCGGGTGCACGATCTGCACGTCGCCCGGACGGGCGATTGTTCTCCTTCGCCACCTCTCCGCCGAATGCGACTTGCTCAAAGCGCAGGTGCGATCGGCTGTCGCTGCGGCACAACCTGTTTGGTCTGGCAAGCTGGGGGCCGCCGAAGCCCGCGTGAAGGCGCTGGAGGGGGCGCTGCGGAAGATCGCAGGCGAAAAGCCGACGGGCGTTCGTGATCCTGCTGGGGACGGCCAGACACGCATCCTGACCGGCCATGAGTATCAACAGCTCCAGAGCATCGCCAGCGCCGCCCTCTCCGTACAGCAGGGGAGCGAGACGGAATGACGAACGCCTGGATATTCATTGGAAAACTGTTGTTCTTTCTATGTCTGGCCTTCGCCCTGAGCTTCCTTGCAGCAGCAGTCAGGCATTTCTGGGACTGGGATATCAGGGGCGTGGTAGGCGGCTTGCAGGCTACCGCGCTCTTCTGGGTTTTTCCTTGGACTCGCCCTTGGGGAGGACCGGAATGATAGACCCAGCAGTCGTTAAGCGGGTGGAGGCCCTGCTTCCTTTCGCGACTTGGATCGAAGAGCGCTTTTGGGAACTCTGGACCGACTACGGTGATGGGAAGGAGATCGCGGAATGGCCGGATGGTCAGCTCGCCTCCGACCTCACAGCCCTGCTCCAGGCGGTTGAGACCCTTCAGGACAAAGTGGAGGGTCTGGACGCGGATCTATATCTCGCGGTCGAGACGGCCTACCGCCGCGGCGCCACCGAGTGGGCGCGACTAAACTACCCGGCGTTCTACGAGCGGCTTTCCATCCCCAACACGGAGGCGCGGGGAGGATGAGGGGGCCGCCGCAACCATTCGGAATCTGCCCACTTGGCGGCGCTCACGCCGTCCGTTGGTGGCACGATCACCGTGGCGTCGCCTGCTACCGCTGCCATCAGACGTGGTGGTGGCTGCTGGACGAGCTGCGGGCAGTTTGGCCTCCCGTCGAAGTGCTGGAGGTGAAGCCATGACCCCCGCCTCCCAACTCCCCCGCGGGCTGGGGGCCGCGACTGAGACGCTGTTCGCGCGCGCCTTCGCAGACAGCGCCCTGATCACAGCCCAGGCCGCCGCCCCCATCCTCGGCTTGAACGAAAAGACCTTGCGGGCGATGGCTGAAAGCGGCGTGATCCGGAGCGTGATCGTCGGCGCCTCAACGCGTCGCTACACCGAGGCCGACTTGCGAGCGTACCTCGCAGGCGAGCGCTTCGCAGAAAGGACGGAGAAGCCGTGTCGGTCTACAAGCCGGGTAAGGGGAGGTTCTGGCACTACGACTTCGTCTATCGTGGACGCAGATATTGTGGATCTACGCAGGCAACTACGCGCACGAAAGCAGAGCGGGTTGAGGAAGCGAAGCGGATCGCAGCCGCCAAGGGCGAGCTAGACCGCCCCCTCGTCCACATCCCTACGCTTGGTCAGGCCGCGACGACCTGGTGGCAAACGAAGCAGGCGCTCAAGACGGCTGACGAGCTGCTGAACCGCGCCACCGCCGCCGTCGAGCTAATCGGCCGCCACAAGCCGGTCAACGAGGTGACATTCGCCGACATTCAGGCTGCGATCCAGAAGCGGCGCGGCAAGCTGCACCACACCCGCAAGACCGTGGTGGCGAATGCGACGATCAACCGGGACATCATCGCCACCGTCCGGCCGATCCTGGCCCTCGCACGCAAATCTCTCAACGGCGGCGGCGCCATCGTCCAGTTTCCCGAAATCGACTGGGGCGCCCTGTCGCTTGCTGAGCCCAAGCCGAAGCCGAAAGGGCTGACGCCGCCCGAGTTCGAAGCGCTGGTCGCCGCCCTCCCGCAAAGGCTTCACGACTTCGTCCGCTTTCAGGCTCGGTACGGAACCCGCCTGGGCGAGATGTTCTTCAGCCTCGCTGATGTCGACATCGAGGGCGCACGGGTCACGCTCCGCGAACGCAAAGGCGGCGACGACCACACCATTCCGCTCCTGCCCGCCGATGTCGCCATGCTGGCCGCGCGGGTGGGGCGCGCGAAGGCCGCCAAGCTGGACACGGTTTGGTTCCGAGAAGACAAGGCCGGAGCCCTGCACGCCATCAGCTACCGGAAGGCCTGCGATGCAATCCGCAAAGCCGTGACCGATACTGGCCTAAGGGAGCGGGCGGGCTTCCGAGGGTCGCATAACCTGCGCCACACCGCGGCGATGGACGTCCTGAGAGCCACCGGCAATCTTGGCGCGGCCAAGCGCCTGCTGGGCCACGCGAACATCCAGTCGACGCTGGTCTATGCCCACGTCATGGAAGACGACCTTCGGGCCGCTCTGGACAAGGCGTCCCGGCCGGTTCACGAACCCGCTCCGACAGAGGATGATGATGGAGAGGTTAAGCCAAGGAAAGCAAAGTAGTTTTCAGTATTGAGGTGGGCGCTCTGCAAATCCGTGTACCCGAGTTCGATTCTCGGCCAGGCCTCCACACAGTTTCGCAAAGCCCGCTCTGTCGGGCCCCCGGGGCGCTAAGCCCCGACTTCGCGGGTAAATTCCCACCCAAGCCGCCAAACCCCATCGCCGCTCCGGCCCCGTTTCAGGGGCCGAAATCGCGCCTTTTCGCGCCCGGTCTCTGGGCGTGTCCGATGGTGTGCGGTTTCCCTGCTAACAGGGAATTTAACAGGGAAATTTTCGAAAAATTCGCGTCCGGAACGGCGCCCCGGCCGACGAGGCGATTGTAATCATTCAAGAATACCTCCGCCCGGCGCCGAATCCCCGTTCAAAGAACAGGGAAAATACAGGCGCGGATCAGGGAATTATCAGGCGGACCAACCGAGGGCTCTGCGTTGCTCCTCCCAGCTCAAGGCGCCGCCGGCCTGGAGCAGAGCGTTCAGGGTCACGCTGCTCGGCTGCCGTCCCTCAAGGATCGCCCGCTGGATATCCGGCGCCAGGAACCCCAGCGGCGACATCCGCCGATCATTGAAGTCTGCCGGCGCCGTTGCATTGGCCATCTCTTCGACCGCCGCCAGTGGCGAAGCCTTGTTGGCGAGCAGGATGGCGTGAGAGCGCCGCAGGGCTTTGACGATGACCGCGTTGGTCTGTCGGCGGGTCGCCGGCGACGCCCCGCCCCCCTCCAGCGAAGTTCGCCCGCCCCGGAACACCGGACGCACGGCAAGCATGACCCGAAGCGCGGCGCCTTCCGCCGTCCGCTCCAGCGAGACGCGATCCCCGGCGGGGAGCCTCGCCTGCAGCTCGTCTGGTGCGCCGCCGCCCAGGGCCGCCATCGCCGATTGGCGCAGCCACAGCTGCACCGCGCCATTGCGGATCTCAACCCTGGCCAACAGCCCCTCGGCCGCCTCCCAATCCAGCAACGAGCGTTCGACCAGACGACGCAGCCGGTCCAGAACCAGCGCCTCGAGCGCCGGGGCGGACACGCGGCGGATCTGCCCCTCCGCCTCCCCTCCCCTGGCGCGCCCCGGCAAGACCGCCGGCGAGACGTAGTAGCGATAGAGCCGCTTTTGCGAGCTGTAGGCGAAGCTGGGCGACATCGGCGCGCCTTCCACATCGAAGATGATCCCGGTCAGCGGCGACTTGGCGGCGCGTGTGGGACGCTGATGTCGCTGACGCCTGTTGCCGGCCAATTGGGCGGCGACGGCGTCGAACAGGGCCTCGTCGACGATCGGCGGGTGCAGCCCGGCGTGCACCTCGCTCTTGTGAACGATCTTGCCGATGTAAATCGGGTTGGTCAGCAGGTGGAACAACGCCCCGCAACTCATGCAAACCCCGCCAACCGTTTCACCCCGCCGCGTGGTCCACACCTTGGAGCGAACGCCGGTGCGGTCGAGCTCAGCCTTCAACGCGGGAACCGACTTCAGCTCCAGATAGCGGCGGAAGATGGATCGAACCTGATCCGCCTCGGATGGATTGATGGTCAGGGCACGGTCCTTCGGATCGTAGCCCAGCGGCGGGACGCCCCCCATCCAGATGCCCTTGGCCTTGGACGCCGCGATCTTGTCGCGGATCCGCTCGCCGGTGACCTCACGTTCGAACTGCGCGAACGACAACAACACGTTCAAGGTCAGGCGGCCCATGGAGGTGGTGGTGTTGAACGCCTGGGTGACGCTGACGAACGACACCCCGTGGGCGTCGAACACTTCGACGATCTTGGCGAAGTCCATCAGCGACCGGGTCAGCCGATCGACCTTGTAGACGACGATGACGTCGATCCGCCCGGCCGCCACATCGGCCATCAGCTGTCTGAGCGCCGGCCGCTCCATATTGCCGCCGGAGAAGCCGCCATCATCATAGGCGGTCGGCAGGCCGATCCAGCCTTCCCCGACCTGGGATCGGACATAGGCTTCGCAGGCCTCCCTCTGGGCGTGAAGGCTGTTGAAGGCCTGATCGAGCCCCTCCTCCGAGCTTTTGCGGGTGTAGATCGCGCATCGAAACTGCCCCACCTGAGGCGGCGACTTGCGCGCCTTCATGACCGCAGACCGAAAAAGCGAAGCCCGTTCCAGCGCACCCCGGTGATGTGCCGCGCCACCTCGGACAGGCTGTTGAAGCTGGCGCCTTGATAGAGGAACTCGCCGGCGCCCACCTCGACCTCGTGGCGTACCCCCTTCCACTCCCGCGCCAGGCGCACGCCGACCTCCAGCTGAACCGCCGGCAGGCTCGGGCCGGATGACGTCAGGCCGGTCCTGGTTCTGTGATCCAGACCTCCGAAGGCGGCGGCCTGGATGCGCCAGGCGATCATATGGCGCAGCAACTGCACCGATCGCAGCTTCGGCGGCGGGCCCCAGCGCCTTCGCCACTCAGCCCTGAGGTCTTGCAGGTCCATGACAGAGACGCCCCTGACGGCCTCGGCGACCTGATCTGCCTTGGTCACGCCGCAGGCTCCGCGAGGATGCGATAGACCCGGCCGGCCTGAGTCTTCTCCGAGGCGACCGTCAGTCGCTGCTTCTTCTTGAGGGCGCCGCTGATCGCCCCCCGCACCGAATGCGCCTGCCATCCGGTGGCGACGGTCAGCTCGGCGATGCTTGCCCCCTCAGGGCGACCCATCAGCTCAATCAACTTACCGAGCTTGCCGCTCGGAACGGAAGCGGGCTCCGCCAGGGGCGGCGCCACCGCCTCTCGGCCCACGGCGGTGATCAGCAACCGGCTCCCACCATCCGCCAGGGGCATTGAAATCGCGAGCCCGCGCTTGATCAGGTCTCGGATGCTGCGGCCGCCTGCCGGGTTCACGACACCTTCTGCATCCGTTAGCGCAGCTTCGAGAAGCGTCCGTTGGGTTGGGGTGAGTCTGGTCATTGCCGCCTACGTCGATGCGGGGCGGCCCATCGCCGCTCCCTACCGACGCGAGCCCGGCAGGGCCGGGCGACACTCCAAACACTCACGCTCTCTTCGCTGAGGAAGTCCACTTGAAGCCGGAAATGTCAGCGCGGGACGAGCTATCGAATCAGAAATGTTCCGTGTACGTTCCGAAGCGGCGATGGGAGACGCCTGGAAGCGATGAGACGACAAATTTGATCGAGTAAAAACGTGTCAGACTTAGTTATCGACTACCTTCCCATCGCGGCTCTGAAGCCTGAACCGAGAAACGCACGAACCCACCCCAAGCGGCAGATCGATCAGATCATCGCCAGCATCCAGGCGTTCGGGTTCACCAATCCCCTCCTCATCGACGAAAACGACGTCCTGATCGCCGGCCATGGCCGATTGATCGCGGCGCGCCAGCTCGGCATGGCGACCGTCCCAGCCATCCGGCTCAATCATCTCAGCGACGTGCAAAAGCGGGCTCTGAGGATCGCCGATAACAAGATCGCCCAAAATGCAGGATGGGACGCCGATCTCCTGCGAATAGAGCTGCAGGAGATCACCAGCATCGATCTCGACCTGAGCATCGATGCGATCGGTTTTTCGGTCGGCGAGCTCGATCTGGCGCTGCAGGCGCCCGGCCATAACGATCCCGACGACGACATCATTCCTGGGGTTCCGACCGCGCCCCGGACCAGGCCCGGCGACATCTGGATAATCGGGGCTCACCGGGTGGGTTGCGGCGATTGTCGCGACCGAGCGTTCATGGATCGGTTGATGGGGCCTGGAGTGCAGGCCGACGCGGCCTTCCTCGATCCGCCCTACAACGTTCGCATCCAGGGCCACGCCAACATCAAATCCCGTCACCGCGAATTCGCCATGGCCTCGGGCGAAATGGCGCGCCCGGAGTTCCTGGCCTTTCTCACCCAGACCTTGGGCGCCTGCGCCGCCGTCTCACGAAGCGGCGCAGTGCATTTCGTGTGCATGGACTGGCGGCATATGGACGAACTGTCGGCGGCCGCCCGGAACGTCTACGATAGCCTGTTGAACCTCTGCGTCTGGAACAAATCCAACGCCGGTATGGGCTCCCTATATCGCTCCAAGCATGAGCTGATCTCGGTTTACCGAGTGGGAAGCGCGCCGCATTTCAATGCGGTTGAGCTGGGCCGTCATGGGCGCAACCGCGCCAACGTGTGGGACTACCCCTCGGTGAACAGTTTCCAGGGGCATCGCAGCCAGGACCTCGCCCTCCACCCGACGGTCAAACCGATTGCTCTCGTGGCTGACGCCATCCGAGACGTGACGCGCCGCGGCGAGGTCGTGTTGGACGCATTCCTCGGATCGGGCACCACCCTGCTTGCCGCAGAACGAGAGGGGCGCCGCTTTCGCGGCCTCGACATCGATCCAGCCTATGTCGACCTCGCCCTCGCACGATGGACGGCAATGACCGGGAAAGAGCCCAGACTCGAACCAACCCGTGAGAATGAAACAGCGCTCGCGCCGGCGGAGTATGACCGTTGAGCGACTGGGACGACGAGGACGACGAAGCCGTGGGTTACGGCAAGCCGCCCCGCAGCACGCGATTTCAACCGGGGAGGAGTGGAAACCCTCGCGGCCGGCCGATGAAATCGGAATCTAAGTCAATCATTGCAAAAGCGCTCAACCAACCCGTAGCGGTGACGGTGGAGGGAAAACGAAAAACGATTTCGGCAGCCGAAGCCCTCATCCGCCAACAAATGCAAAAGGCGCTTGCAGGAGACCCGGCATGCGCAAAACATATAATTCAGCTCTTGAAAGACAACGAACGCTACAAATCCCTACGAGGTCAAGGGGATGGCGGCGACGACGACGACGACGGGCCCTTTCAAGAAATCTCCAACTATTTTATATCTACCAACAATACTGATGTAGCACTTTTAGCTCTGGGCGTGGATCGCACCGAAAATCTGCCATCGCCGGTTGTCGAGCTCTTGCTCAAACATTTACCTCGCCGAGAGAAAACCTCGGATGAATGGTGGCGTATTGAACGGGCCATGGAGCAACCTGCCGACTTGGCAAGGATCCGCCAAAAACTGGGAATCTAA